CTTAGAATAGAGCTTAATAAAAATATAAATATTACAGCCCTTGGAACAAATCCTCAAGCAGCAAAAGCTATGATTAAAGCTGGTGCTGACGAAGGCTTTTTCGGAGAAAATTTTATTGTAAAATACATAGATGAAGCTAATTTGGATTGTATCGTTGCGCCTATTGGAGTGCTTTGTTCTGGCGGAATAAACGGAGAGGTAACAAATAAAATTTCCCAGGCTGTAGTTAATAAGAAATGTACAAAGTATATAATCCCCTTAAGAAAGCATGGTTTTTATATACCTGGCACTACTACACTTGAACTTAAAGATATAATTCATGAAATTATTGAAGAAATAATAAAATGTCAAGAATTAACTTCTTGACATTTTATTTGTCCATCTAAATAACAAAAATATTATAGAGACCCCTATTACTGCCGAAAGAATATAAGCTACCACCTCTGGAGTGTTCGCGAAGGAATAATCAGACATTGCAGAAGCAAAGCTAAAACCCTTTTCCATACCCTTAGGAATATATCCTACTAGTAGCTGCATCTCCTCATTAGCCCATTCTCCCCAAGCAGTACCACTTGCTAAAAGTCCAATAGGACTCAATACAACAAGACCAATTAGAAGCATATATATTGGTTTAAAGGAAACCTTTTTATTTTTATACAAGGCCTCTGGTGAAACCTTTCTTATGTACCCATAAACCCCAGCTGTTACTGTTCCTTCTATAATTCCAACTACTAACATATGAGGTATGACCATAGCAGGTATAGCCACCTGCAAGGGGTAAGGACAGTATAAAGGAAGTCCTGCTGCATCCTTAAAAAGTAGCGGCTGTATTCCAAATTGTATGGCAGTAGTTAAAGCTGCTAATACAACTCCCACATAACCTGCCATAAATGAAGCAAAATATTCTCCCTTATGGCCTTTCATTCTATTTTTAATAAAGCTATATACATAGTAACCAGTATAAGGCATAACAAAGGCTAAATTAAATGCATTAGCACCGATTGCAAGTATGCCTCCATCCCCAAAGAAAATAGCTTGAATAGCTACAGCTATGGTTATGGATATAGAAGCAGCATGTGGCCCAAGTATAATTGCCGCAAGCACACCTCCGACAGCATGACCTGTAGTCCCTCCCGGAAGAGGCAAATTAAACATCATAATTAAAAATGAAAAGGCTGAACAAATTCCAAGCATAGGAAGTTTTTTCTTGCTTAATTCTTTTTTAATCTTTATTGCAGCATTTCTCCAAACAGGAATCATAGTCATACCAAGCACTGCACAGGTAGACGGACTTAAAAAATTTTCTGGAATATGCATAATTATCCCCCCTATAATTTTAAAAAAAATAAAAGAAGGTAAAGCAATACACTCTACCTTCTTGGTAAATCTTTAATGATAAAATAAAATACACATGGAAGTCCTCGTGACTCCAATAATATTATAGCAGTTTATCCAACTAAAATCAATATGTGAATTTTAAGATTAATATTTATCCAAGGAGTATGCTCCAAAAAGATATACAATTCTTTCTATTATACCCTTGCTTATTAGGCTTATGGTGTCGCTGTAATTTTTTACTTTTTTAAGGTACTCTTCAAAGGCTGTTTCAACTCTTACCTTATAACTTCCAGACAAAACCTGGGTTGCAGTAAACTCCATTATAGGTTCTCTGTCTTTTATGTGTCTGTATACCTGTATTTCAGGAGCATAGCTTAAGACCAAAGAACTTAATCTTTCAACTTCCGCCTTGATTAAATCTGTCAAAAATACATCATAGCATTCTATATCAAGGTCAAAGCCATAACTATCCTTATTACCATCGTGAGTTCTGTTCTTGACAAAAATTCGTATTATAGATACCTCTTCTCCTCTGGTAGTATAATGTCCTGCCATCTGAAACCCTTCTTTCATAAATTTTATACATAGGTATTATTTACAATTCAGGACTTTATATACCATAGTAATATAAATTAAGGAAAAACAAAAACCGCTCTAATATAGAGCGGCATTTTAGAATATTATCCTTCAAACCCATCTGGGAACTCAGCATTGTGGAACACATCTTGCACATCGTCATCTTCCTCAAGAACATCAAGCATCTTTTCTTGTGTTTTCAATGATTCTATAATTTATATAACATTTTCCATAGTGAACATATGTCGTCATCTATAGTATTTATTTTCCGTTATCAATTAATAGTATATCATTACAACGCAATCATATTCAATAAAAAATTCATAAAACAAAAGAACTGGTTACGGGGATAACCAATTCTCTATGTTATTACAATCTATTTAATTTGGATGGGGGAAGTTTTAATTACTATCTACATTTACATACTAACACCCATTTATGTCGGTTTTATGACGATAATAAATACTATTTGTAAAGTAAATTTAAATATTTAATGAATAAAAATTACACTTGTACTAGTTTTAATTTTCATTTTTTTCATTCTTAATTAATTCTATAATATCTTCGAATGAGCGTCCTCGTTCCTTCTTACTTATGTTACTCATACATCTCTTTTTTCTTCTATCATATAGATTTGACTGCTGAGCTTTTATAACTCTAGTTATTTTCATATTTATTACTTCCTTTTCCAAGTCTTCAATAAATATTATCGGTATTTCCTTGGAAATCTTTACCTGTTACAAAAAAGAAAAAACAGCCAACTATAAATAAATATAGCTGACTGTTTTTATAACTCATGTTTGAATATTTAAGGACTTATTTAGAGTATAGACAATAATCACACAATCTATTCAATTTTTTCTTTAACCTTATCCCCTATTCCCTCTGTCGTTGGGTCTATTACAATCCCTAAGACAGTAAGTATTACTAGTATCGTGTTAAATATATCAGATACATTCTCTGGGAAAATATTAAGCCCTAGCTGTTGACATAATAAAAGTATCGCACTAAATAACGATACTAAAAAGGTCTTATTTCTTAATCTTGCTTTTAAATCCATATAATTATACCTCCAAAATTTATTCTTCAACTAACTTCCATAATAATTCATCATCAGATAACTTATCGGCTATTATTTGTGCTAATTCCTTACTAATATATTGACTTTCAATCCAAATACCTGTTTGATTTTGTTTTATATACACTCTTTCCAATCCATCAAAATACTTCTTCAATATGCTATTAATTTCTACGCCATATTCTCCTTGTGGAATATAGTTTGTTATAATGTAATATTTCTTTGGCTTTACCATTTCATTAATCATATCTTGTACCTCTTTTCTAAACATATCTACAGTTTTACCAAACTTTGCAAAATAAGCTACTGGGTCATTGTGATTTGTCTCTCCCCACTTTTCTGATACTTCTGCGTGGGACATTAAATTTTCTTTAGTGATAGTGGTTACTTTAATTACATTTATAAATAAATCAGCAAATAACCATACTGCCTTTTTATATATTTCTTCAAATTTAGTTTTATCGGCAAAATTACAAAGTTCAATACCTATAAATCTTCTGTTAGCTGAATTTCCTGCATGCCACGACTGTTCATCATACGGTACAGTCTGAATTATATTACTATAATCTATGAAAACATGAGCAGATGCACTTCTTCCTCCTGCCCCATTATTAAAATACCTATACTCTGCTTCTGCTGTAGCATTAGGGGTCGCTGTCTCGTGCAATACAATTCCTACTGGTATTAGCGTTTTACCAGAGCGATTTTTGCTTATGAATTTCTGAGTAACTGTATAAGGCATATATTTACCTCCATATTATTTTTTAAAAATATGCTCTTTGATTTCTTTAACATCAACCTGAACATTTTCCACTATATTAAATTTCTCTGTTAACTTTTCAATTGTACTTTGATAATTTTCTTCCCTTGCTGCATTTTGATCTTGTACTTTTATAACGAACTCTCTATAATCTTTTCTTTGGTAAAACCAAAATATCAACATCAATCCTAACAGAGGGCTTGATTTTACAATTTCCGTAAATAAACTCTCCAACGCCACCACCTCACTTAAAATTTAATGAAATAAAAAAGAGAGTCTTTAAACTCTCTATAAACTTATGATATTTTTTTATATTCTTGTTTTACTTGGTCATCACTTATTTTTGCATATATTAATGTAGTATCTGCTGAATTATGCCCTAAAAGTCTTTGTAAGCTGCTTAAACTTACATCACTATTAATAGCCTGTGTAGCCATCGTATGCCTTAAGATGTGGCAAAATACATTTTTATTAATACCACTTCTAGTTCCAACAGCTTTAATTACCTTTTGAACCCCTCTATTCCCAAGCCTACCTATAGGTGCTCTTTGAGTAACAAATAAAGCATCCTCATTATCATTTCTAGTTTTTAAATATTCTTCTAATAGCACTTTTGCTCGTACAGAGAAATATACTTTTCTTTCTTTATTCCCTTTTCCTATGACAAACAAAGAGCGTTCATACCAATCAATTTGAGACGTATTTACACTAACAACCTCCGAGAGTCTGCAGCCTGTTGAATAGAAAAAATCAAGTAATGCTGATTCCCTAGGTGATTTACAACAACTTCTCATAATTTCTAATTCTTCTTGGGACAATGCTTTCCTCACTCTTTTATCAATATTAGGTGTTTTTATAGATTTCATCGGATCTTTTTCCAATATTTCTTGGTCAACTAACCAACTAAAAAAGGTTTTAAGAGTAGAAATTTTAGTTGCATATGTACCGATTTTTACTTTATTATATATACCTGCTAAATATCTTCTTATGTCAAAAGTAGTTATCATACTAACTGGTTTATAAACTATTTCAGATAACTTTAATATTTCTCTTCTATAATTCTCTAAGGTTTTATCAGCTATTCCATCCAGCTTTCTTACTATGAGGTACATGTTTAATTTTTCTTCCAAGTCACTTACTACTAGTGATTTTTCTAAACACCCTACTTCGTATTCGCTGAGAACTTCTTCTAATATATTTCTTAATTTTAATTGATCTAATCCTTGAATATCCAAACTGCTTTTCCCTAGGACTTTAATAATTGCTTCTTCTCGTAAATTCATATAAAATTCCCCCATTTAATTTGATTTACATAGGAGAATCCTTTATAATATAGGAAAGTCTCCTATGTGAGATTTTGCTAAGAGAGCTTTCTAACTTTGGTCGGTGAGAAGCTCTCTTTTATTTTTTGTTGGATTCGTACTCTTTGACCATTTGTTCAATTTTCTCATTAACCTTTTTTAAGTCATCTGTTCCCATAGGGAATGATGGACTTCTTCTGCCAGACACAACCCCGTCATACTCCATCTGCACTTTTGCTACGGTTACAAAAGTACTATCCCAGTCTTCTTGACCTATAGATATTTTATATCTTGTGTTAAGGGGATGTGGAGGACAACTAGCATCAACATACTCGGTCACTTGTGGATAAAAAACTTTAGCCATGATTTCACCTCTTTCCTTTAGTTTACTATAGTGTACCATAGTTTCCTATAGGAAATCAAGTGATTATTCTATAAATGAGGGAATACTTTCTATATTCAATTTTTACGATATGTAAACTTTCTATTCCTATTGTTCATTAACTACTTTAAAATTTACTATAACCTTATCCGATAAAACCTCATAGTTGTCTATAACAAGATATTGTGTTAATTTATCATAAACTGGTTTGTTTTCTTCACATGGTAACCAACCCTCGGTTTTTAAAGTATTTAAAGGTAATAAATCATAGTTGCTCACACTCCTACCATCTGATAAAATACCACTTTGAGGTAAAACATCTTGCATAACTTGACCATTTATTACTTGCACCATAACTCGAACCTCCTATGATTTAAATGATAAATTTGCATCACACCAATCTTTTGTTGGCTCGTTTCCTGCTCCGAATGTTGCTGTTAAATCAACCGCTAATCTGTTTTTCATTAATGTATTTGTATTTACGGTATCCACAAACCCAAAATATTTAATTCCTGCCGAGCTATTATGTGTACCTATATAAGATGTCGGAGAATAAATACCTACAACAAGTGTGGGAAAACAATTTATTCCGCCAATATCTTCAAATCGTAAAAGTACATTTCCACCAGTTTGTTTCTTGAACTCAGCTCTTACATATATTTTGTGACTGTTTGGTATTGCTGTTGTGTCGGTTGCAAATGCACCTGACGATCCAGTTAGGGTTACCTCTGTTGCACCACCTATTACTAAATTAGTATAGTTAATTTCGCTAGAAACATTGTCATTAGCCATTAATCGTATTATATTTTTAAGTAGCACGTTACCACGCTCCTATGCTTGAGCCTAACCAAGTAATTCCATTATCATACGATACAAACATCAGCAAATATTCTTTTCCTGCTGTAAAAGTTGGTATAGTGCCATTCTGCCATTTAACACTTGCAGGATAACTTATAGCGGCTGCATTAGTATATTTAAGTTTTGTTGTTACGCTTAATATTAAATTTGCTGTTGCAGTCACATTTGCAAAAACTATAGTCTTTGCAATAGTGTCTAAAGTTTCAAACGCAAAATTATCACCCTTATTTAAGTCTAAAGTATAAACATTTGATATCGCACTCACGTTTGAGAAGTTTACAATTTCATTCAATTGTGACTCTAGCGAGGGTATTTTCTTATTCAATATTTTTTCTAATCCCATTTTAGAACCTCCCTTATAGCAACCACCATCCATTAGATGTGGCTGGATTTATATTTGCTTTGCTAAATACCCAAAATTTCATAGTATCTAATTCAAAAAACGAAGAATCAGAATCAATATTAGTAGGCTTAACATCTGTGCTTAACCCTAAAAAATCACTTTTATTTAGATTTGTTACCTGACCAATTCTTTCTATTGCCATATTTATCACCCTTTCCTTTTAAAATTAAAAAGCACCTCTTTCGAGCTGCCTAAACTATTTTTCCCACGATTACATAACTTCCACTAACTTTTAACAATAACACCCTGTCATTAGCAGCTGGTGTGTAACTATCTAAATAAGGATATTTTTTTAAACTTGCAGTAGTTTCACCATCAAAAATTATTTTAGGTCTACCACTTGTATATGCTGAATCTATAGTGCCAAGACTAGGTTGTTTATTTTCTTCAGGAATTAACATTCCTAAAAAATCATTTGCAGTTGGAATCATATACTAACCACTCTCCTACATTCATGCTTCATTTTACCACCCACTTTAAGAGGCATTGACCAACCTGTTTCGCTATACTTATCATTGATGTTTAAAGATGAATATTTTATTTGAAGTACATCATTATAGCTGTGAATTGGCATTATTGCAGTTTCAAAGTTTATATACCCATATATTTGACTTGCTTCAAATGCCAACCTTTTTACATAAGCGTCAAGTGAAGTTTGGTCGGCAATACTATCAATTTTTTGATAATCAACAATTGTGCGTCCTCTATTAACTGTGCTAGTTGGACTACTTGGATTATTATTTGTGTATGTACTAACTAATGGTGCTGTTTCAGCGTTGGAAACTACTCTAGTCCATTTGTTAGGAACTGCAAATGTATCTACTGTGTCTTTTAAGCCATTACAAATAATACTTAATTCATCATCTTCATAAGCATAGTCTAAGGCTCTAACGCTTGGATTAACGTACAAACTAGAAGTGTAAAAACCTACTTCATCTACCCAAATTGGTGTATAGTTTAAATCAGCTAAAAGTTCATTAATAACCTTTAATTTTGGTGTTCCTATTTCATACTCTCTATCAGTGGTTAAAACTTGAGTAGCTTGTTGGATATTAAATTTTGTTATTCCTGCACTTTGTAGAATGGATAATATAGCCTGATAATAGTTTGTGCCTGTAGTGATTGTATACCTTTCAGAAAACTTATCATCCTTTAATACTTGCAATCCATCATAGGCTTCAACCTCACGATAAATCTTATTATTTTCTTCTACTCGTGTTGGACTTGATAAAAGAAATATTCCTAAACTCCATTCAATCCAATTTAAGTCATGCATTTGAAGCATATAAAAAAGCTGAATTCTATCACTCAGCCAGTTTATATAACTATCCTCTTTAATTTTAAATTTTGCAGTACGCTTTATATCGGACATGTATTGCATGGATATTTCACCACTTGCAACGGTTGAAAGTGTACTTTTTTTTACCTCATTTTTATCTAGCAAATCATACCTGAATTTTATGTTACGTGGTCTATATTTTCCATGCAAGGCATCAACAACCTGTTGCTTAGTATATCCACTAATAGCAAGATTCTGCATTATATCACCTCTGTATAACTTGTCTCATTTACAGTAAAGGAAACTTTATACCATTCATCAAGTGCAATATCATCACTTATATCTATATTTGTTATTGTACAAAAAACTCTACGTCCTCTGCTGTCTCTGTATAACAAAGTTTCTCTGTTATAAATAAGACCTTTTAATAATTCCAATTTGTCATTACCTATTATGGTAAAACTTAAAGGTATTTCATTATTTTCATGCTCCCCAAATTCTGTTACACCTTTGCTTCTACCTGCAAATTGCATATAAGCACTTTCAATATTGATTCTCTGTGACCTTGAAGGATCATGCATAAGCTCTATATAATTACTATAGTCAATTGCTAAAGAGAGGTGTACGTTTTTAAAGTTTGTAGAAGTACTTACTATATTGCTTTCCACTATAACGTCATTACTTCCAACACTCACCACTTTATACTGATAAACCATACCACTTGCAGGTGTATAATCAGGGAAACTTCCGTTATTTTCAACCTGTGTTGCAATTCTTATCCAAGTGGTTTCATTTGAAGCCATTCTATAAATATCATTATAACTTACAGTTGGTTGAGTTTCAGTAGGTGTAGGATTAGTTATACTCAGCGAAATAATTCCTCTAGTATTGTTAACTAAAGTACTTAAAATAGGTATTTGTGGTGGAGTAAAACTAACACTAAAAGTTTTTACTACTTCCGTGCTCATAATATCCATACTATTCCAAGTTGTTATTTTTACTTTATAACTTGTACTATTACTTAAATTATAAGAAATTGATAAAGCATTAATATTTCCATTTGCAATTCCACTATCATACAATACAACATCACTTGTATCAGTTATTTTTATTTGGTATTTACTTTGAAGTAATGATTGAGGGTCGCTAAAGTTCCATTCAGCAGTAATGTTTGATGCAATTATAGTTTGTGCTTCAGTTGGATTTATAATTGACACTGTTGGTTTACCTGCTACAATAAATGTTGCCAATGAACTCCATGCTCCTTGAGTGTCTGTATTATCCCAGGTAGTTACTTTCCACTGATATTGGTTTCCGTTAACTAAGAAGTTTTCGGGTAAAGTGTAACTTGAGGTTGCGCTAACTATCTTTCCAGTATCTTTAACTACTGAACCATCACTTACTTTAATTATTTGTAATTGATAAGCTGTTTGTGTATTATCCAAATCACCATCACTATATGTCCAAGAAAATAATGCTGATTCTGTCATATCAAAATTCGCTCTTGTTAAATTAGTTGGTGCATTAGGTGCTTGATTAAATACAAATTTATCAAAATAAGTGTTAGTTACGTCTTTATATATATAACCTAAAACACTACTCGATGTTGGATGATCCATAATAACTGGATAAGAACCAGTTGTTATAAGCTGTGCTACTGTAAAAGTATTCCCACCATTAGCACAAATACTTTTATATATATTTGTACCGTTGTCTAAAAGTGCATATATATCTCCTCGTGGCTCTTCGCCCAATGAAATTGTGCCATTTGAACCACCAGTTGGGCTTAAATCATCTGTGTAAACCGTATTATACCAAGTATTACCTCCATCATCGCTATAACTATACAAGACGAAATTTTTTGTTGAAGTTGTCCACGAAACATATACACGACCTATATTTGCACCGTATTTTTTAATCAATAAACTTGGTCTTAAATGCTTTGAAACATAAGATGTATCAATTAAATTGTAAATTGTTCTACTGTATATTGAAACTCCTAAAAGTGAATATTTTTTTACATATATTGTCGCAGAATTGGAACTTGTACTATAATAGCAACAAGCTATATATATATTATCGCCCGTACTATCGAATATAACACTAGGCTCTGTATAGTCTGATACAGTTGAGTTTTGAGTAGTTATAAAAGTTAAACCAGATGTAACTGTTCCATCTAATGCTGTCCAAGTTGCCCCATCATCTAATGATTTTGCACAGTTAACATTTATGCTATCATAACCACTATATCTTCCACTCCAAGATACAACTAACACACCTGTAGAATTAATTGCTATTGAGCATGTATTCATACTATTAACTGTTGTTATTGTTGATGTAGCCGTCAATGCTATATTTGCGATTGTAGCTACGTCAAATTTAAAAAGGCATAGTCCAACAGGCGATGTTGTCGTTAATCCACAAACAGCATAGAGTGTTGTATTTTTAGATATAACCCCTAATAAACCTGCTTGTGGTGAAACCGAACTTATAAAGCATAGTTGTGCCCATGTTGTGCCCTTATCTTTACTAACATAGAAATAAATAGATGAACCTGATATTACGGAGTTTACATACCATCCATTACTTAAAATTTGTGGTCTAGCATTTACGGATGGAGTTGTTGTACTTGCTACAACTACTGTGGGATCAATCATTACTGGATACACTGACTGTTGTAAAAATTGTGCATCAAACCACAAATATAATATTTGTCCTTGCTCACTATTCACAACTTCATAATAGCCCTCGATTTCTCTACCTATTAAATCTTTTATTATAGGTTTTGGAAGGCTAAACATTCCCTGATTAATGCTTTCATATATCCCTATTGGCAAGGCTGTACCACTTATTAAACCACTTATACCAAACTTTATTTCTCCAAATAAATATTCAGCGTAAGGTCTAGGTGGCTCATTTAATACAGTCCAATGCTTTACTTTATTAGTCTCAGCATGGAAAACGTCATCAGCGTTAGCAAAAGTTCTTAAATAACGTGCTTGCCTACCAAATATGTTTAACTCACTTGGCATTGATTCAATTATATAATCTTCAATTCCAAATTCATCTTTGTAAAGCAACTCCATGGGTTTCCATGTAAAATAATCACCGTTTGGTGCTGTTATCGTTATTGGGTCAAGGGCAGTAGAGGGGACGGACAACTTATATGCCTGACCCTCTGTTTCTGCACCATTACTAGTTGATTCTAATATAGGTGGATTTTCAAGTAATATTTGTGTAATTATATTAGACACTTGTAACCACCTGCTTATCAATCACCTGACCATCAACACCTACAGTTATTAATACTTGGCTTCCATCATCTATATTAATTGTGTAAAGTCCTTCAGGGGCTTTTTTACCATCTTTATAGAACTTGCCTAGTACTATTGCCATACTTCCAGTAGAACTAACAAAATAAGTATTACCACTTTTTTCAATTATTCTATATAGTATCATTTTGCATTACCTCCTCTTAATAAGAATAAGCTCTTTGAGTTTGTTTAAAGTCTTCAAATAATTTAACTACATCAGTAACCTTTTGTAAACTATCGGATTGTACAGTTACATAAATGTTTTGAGTAGTCCCATTTAAAATATTTCCATCACTGTTCGCATAAGGGTTTTCTGATTTCGGAACTATCATTTCTCCCTCATGTGCTTTTATAATCATATCTGAAGGTAAATATCTTGTTCCTACTGCAAATCCATATGGTGATGTATCTATAGGTTCAGAAGTATAATCGTCTCCAGTGCCACCATAAACCGTTTCTTTTTTGGTTGTTACTGTTGAAGTTTTATCTTCCATTGGAGTATCATTCCATGTTTTAAGCCAATTCCATGCTTTTTCAATCCACTCAACAATGTCTTGCCAATGTTTTACAACCTCATAGATTGCAACTCCTAACGCTACCAACGCTACAATTACTAAAGCTATAGGATTTGCTGTCATAGCTGCATTGAAAAGCCATTGTGCTGCTGTTCCTGCTGCTAAAATTCCGTTATGTACACCCTCTGCTACATATAGAGCAACAATAGCGAGTGTTTCTGCCTTATCTTGTGCCATTTTTATACCCTGTGCTACATTATGTGCTACTAATGCTACGTTACTAGCAAGGACAATACCCTTTTGAATTAACCATACTGCCGTTAAAGTTTCTACACCTAATTGGACTAACCCAATATTATCTTTAATCCAAGTTAAAGCACTTATAATTAAATCAAAACCTTTTTCAGACAAATCCTTCAAAGATATTTTAGTGTTGCCAGTTGCCATGTTTAAATCAGGTAAAAATTTAGTGGCTATATCAATTAAAAGAGATACAATTTTACCTCCCTTATCTATAACCAAAGTTATAACTCCATCAATTGTGCTTTGTATTGATGGAGTATTTCTAAGTACCCAATCGAATAAACCTTGTAAAACTGGTAAAAATGAACTTGATATTTTAGCTGAAACCATTCCTAAAGACAACTTTACATCGTCCATAGAATCACCAAATACTACATTGGCTTTTACAGTCTCTTCACTCATAACAAGCCCTAATTCATCAGCTCTATTTTTCAAATCATTCATGCCATCAGCACCAGCATTTAAAAGAGGTAACATTTCTGTGTATGATTTACCTAATAAATCATTTCCTAATGCATTTCTCTCCGCTCCTTGTGGCATATCGGCTAATGCTTTCATAACCTCGCCGAATATATCTTCCTGTGACTTTGTTTTTAAGTCGTTAAGGCTTATACCTAACTTATTAAAGGCTTCTACGTTAGATTCACTTCCATTAGTCGCACCATCCATCACATCAGACAGCTTCTTAATTCCCACTTCAAGTTTTCCAACGTCTGCTCCTGATTGACCCGCCGCATATTTCCAACGTTGTAACTCTTCTCTTCCAATGCCTGTTCTTTCACTTAGCTTGTCTATTTCATCGGCTGTTTCTGCCGTTTTACTCGCCATTGCTAACATTCCACCGACTGCTACACCTGTTGCTGTTACAAGTCCTGCACCCCATTTTACAGCCGTTCCAATACTTTTTCCTAGGGTACTACCTACCTTTTCAGCCTTTTCATCTGTTTTTGCTAAAGATTTATCGGCTTGGTCACTATTTATCAAAATAGAACCCCATAATTTAAATAACTCCATAGTAATTACCTCCTTTCTGCAAATGCTTTTTCTACTTTTGCCATCTCTTTTTCTATGTCTTCATTAGACATTTCAGTATGCTTTTTTGATATAAATTTATCTTTATAGTCCTTAAAACTAATATAATTTTCCTTGTTCATGTTCGGAAACTGTAATTTCCACATTTCAAATAGATCATTTTCTGAGTTTTTTTCTAACGCATAAATAATTAAATCTATAGTAAAATCCATATCCATTACGCTATAACCATAAATGTTGTGAAGTATTTCCAGTAATCTTGGTTGCTTTACTTCACTACAGACATAAAAAAACTTTTCAACCCACTTACTTCATTCAATTCTTTTATAAATTCAACTATATCAACTTCTTCAGCTTCCTTAACTGATATTTTCTTAGTATCAGCTACAAAATTATATATTTCTTTTTCTGCCTTATATGCTTTACTTACTATTTGCATAATAAGTTCAACCCCAACTTCTTCCTGTGAAGCCTTTGGATTAGTTATTTTTATTTGCATTTTATCTATAATTGCACTCAATTTCATACTTTGTTTAATATTCATTAATATTACCTCCCTAAAAATAAAAAGAGTGGAAATTAATCCACTCTTCTATGCTATACTCGCTATTGTTTCAATTTTAAATAAATCTTTTGTATCATCCATTGAATCCCAATGGGCATTAAATTCTAATTCAACTTCACCCTCACCTTTTGGCTTTGCTGATAACCCAAGTCCATTCTCTGCCATAGCACTATATAGAGTGATTTTTCTAAAATCTCCCTTTGTAGTCTTAGCAAACATAGTTATGTTTTTCAGATAACTTGAAGTATTTATAATTCCTAAATCTGTACTTTTACAAGTTAAAGTATATGGAGTAGTACTACCATCACCTTCAAGTGTACAAAATGGCAGTGCTAAAGCTAATTTGTCTATAGAAGTATCTAATATTACAATTTTTAATGTAGCATTAATTTCTTCTATAACTTGTAAATCTGTACTCTTTCCCTTTCGTCCGTCATATTCAATATCACGTATGGTTGCAGACGCTTTAAACTCTCCACCACCTCTAACTGGTGCTAGTTTTTCAGCATCCAATTCGTCATAATTCTTGTAAATAATTCCGAAGTCCACTTGGATAGATTCTATCTGTTTTTGTGTTAAACTCATACTTCATTACCTCCTCATTAATTTTCCTGTATAGATATATTTTCTTCTCTTTATTTTCTTGTCTTCATCTGTAAGTGATAATTTATTTTCTATGAAATAAGTTACTGCTATTTCACTAGTGATGAGTGTTTTCTTATCTAATCCCGTAGGATTACCCTCATCATCAAGCTTTCCATTTATGGTTGCCATTAAGGTTTCAATTATTGTTGTATCACCAGTGTCATTTGAATCCCATCCATCAATATCTAAGACTACGACCTCACCACCCTCACCATCACAAAATATGGAAGGAATATCATAAACAATATATGGATATATTGCATTTTCGGGGGCAATTTGATAATAAACTCTAGGATGTAGAGTTTTTAAAAACGGTATCAATGCTTTTCTAACCTCTATCATTACTCTATTTCCTCCTCTTCATTAATTAAGGCAAGAGCCTTGTTTTCATCTTCTATTGCTGATAAATATTGACCCTCAATTTCTCTAATTTTATCAATATTATTCATGACGGCATTTCGTAATATATCACGTTTAGGCTGATTTTTAGTGCCTAATTCTTGATTGACACCATACCAAGTATCATGACGGATTCCTATTTGCAAGTCTCCTTCGATTTTTCTTAGCCAGTGCTGATAAGCTCCCTTAAATCTACCTGTTTGTTTTCTCATACCTTGAAGTTTATTAAATTCTTGCCGTATAATATATTTTAAAAACCTTGCAACGTCTCTTAATGCTGACCTACTCAATTCTTTAATCGTATAACTTGCTCTATCAATATTTGAAGTGTATTGCACACCATTTTTATTGATTTTTACATTACTTTTAGGTAGTGGCATTTTATATCACCACCAAACCCTGAATTTCCATAAACTTATTACCGTATTTTATATTATCAATAAATTTAATATCGTAAATTTGATTATTAAATACTATTTTCATAGATGTATTAATATCTTTACAATATCTTATAGTGAATTTAACAGTATTCTCGGCTTGAACTTGCATTGCAGTAAAGTATTCTCTACCATGTAAATTAGAAACTGAAGCCCAAACTGTCTTATAATCCATCCATGTGCTTATACTGTCACCTAATTCATTTTCAGTTTCTGAATAGGTTTTAAAAGTTATTCTCTTATTCATTTTTCCTATTTCCATAGCATCACCTATAATAAATTAACGCAATACTGGTCTAATATAGATTTAATTATCACGCTAACCTTATCATTTTGTACTGTGTATTGCCTATTCTCATACATTTCATTAGCTAAAACAAATAAAACCATAGTCAAATCTTCTTTAGTATCCATCTGCTCAAAGGTGAGTCCTGTCTGTCCATTAATATAAGCCTTGACACCTACTAAGATATTTGTAAAGGCTTTTATTATTTCTGGTTCATTATTATCTTCACGTGCATACTCTTTTAAGTCTTGCACCGTCACTTCGCTAATTTTCAAGTGTATACCTCCTCTTTAAAAAAGAGGGTGTTTCCACCCTCAATTATGCTGCTGATTTCATTTTTAATACTGCAAGCTTTTGTGGTTCTACTATCTTGGAATCACACTCTATGTATCCAACTGCACCGATCGCATGTTGTGTTGCAAATTTCTCCATAAGCATTTGTAACTCAACATTTTGAGCAAGTTTAACATAAAGACCGCTCATGTCACCGTATACAATTACTTTTGTGTCTGCTGCAATAGCACTAACATTTTTAGAAATATAAATTGGTTTTCCTAGCAATGTGTATCCAAATGGTGCAGTGATATCCTTTATAAGCATGTAATTTCCGTCAGAATCCTTGAATTTTCTTATAGCTTTTCTTGTTGCTTTATTCATTATCCAACATGCGTTAGCCTGTAATGCATCTGGAACAGTGTCTTGCAAGTCGATTAATTCGTCAGCAACTATTGCAGTAGCACTTGCAGTTGTAACCACATTTGCACTTGAAAATACTCCAGTCATTTTAGAAGTAGTTCCTTGTAAACATTCTTTTTCCAAGAACTCTGCAATTGCTTCAGCTATTTTCTTTACTATGAAGCCGACTAAGTCAAAATCAGTTCTGTTCATTAATGATTTTGAAACCTTAGCAAGTACACCAACGATAAAGTTTTGTAATTTGATGGTTGTGAATTTTCCTGTTTGCTCAGTTAATTCAGTTAAATCATCAACATAAGCTGCTTGTATAGGAGTACTTTCATCGTATACTGGGAATACTAAATCGCCACCAACGTTATATATAGTAACCATTTTATAGATTGGTGAAAGGTCTTTTACTGTTTCTATTATTCTATTTGCGATAGAAACGGGAATTATTCGAGAGTGTAAAATGATCTGTGTAAACTCCATGAGGATGATATAATAAATATCTAGATGGAGGGTACACAGATTATGTCTTTAAGTAGGAAAAACTTTATCAAACAATTAATAAAAGAGAATGAC